TGCGGATACATTTGTGCGGCGGCCTTGATCTTCACCATCGCTGATGTCCTGCGGAACCCTTTGGTTTCATGAAACTCAAATCGGTCTGGGTAAGTTAAAAAGAAGTCGGGGGTCCAGTGAAGGTTGTCGCCGATCCGCAGTTTGATTGCTTCATATCTCGCATCTAACAACACCCCGGATTTAACATGAAGATCCAGAAGCTCGGCGTACTGCTTTTCGAGTTTGCTTCGGAAGTTAGATTTATTTAGAGGGATTGGTTTCATGAAAATAGATATTTAGATTTTAAAACATGGTTTAAATCCAACTCACCTCGGCGTGGGACCACGGGTAAAGTCGGGCCATAAGTTTCTAACTGATCTTTTAAATTTTGCAGAAGGTCAGGCTTGTGCAGTTGCACAAACTGTTTTTTTAGTGTCTTCATCAACTTGCCTGCGTTGGCGGCGTGAACTCCAAAGCAATCATGGATCACCATCATGTCGCTGATTTTCTGGTCGGCGCAGTCAAGAACTGTATGGGTTAGATGTGAAGCGTCTATGCTATGAATGTAATTGGGGCTTGATCCCTGAACTGCCCGGCGGGTTTGGATTTCGTCAGTCTCATAAGGCATTCGGGTTGCGATAAAGTTCCCATCAAGTTGGGTCATAACTCGCCTTGTGTTCACCTTGAGATAATTTTGAAGAACTCTAAACCCGCTAGGAGATTCCCACGTTAATGGCAATCCGTTGCGTGCATACTCCCGTGCGGCATCCCGTATCCAATCCATAACTTCGTTAGCGCATCCCATAGTTTTCTGGATCGCCTTGTCGATGTGGTCTGCCAAATAACCAGCTTCCTTCCAGCCGGTAGGTCTTGGGCCTGTCGCCTGCCAAGGATATTTCTTTCCTGAAGCAAGCCCATCCTCAACCATTTCCGCAACGTATTGTCGCATGGCAGTTTTGGTCCCGCCGTAGGGTATTATCATAATTGGGCGTTTACATATCTTTCGGTCCACTCCCCACTCAAGCCAACCCTTTGCAACGGAATTCCCCTGTTGTGCATCGGCTTCTACTAACTCATTGACCTCATCTGCAACCGCTTGGTAAATATCTTGGGGAACCTCACTCGGCATTAGATTGGTCAGGTGCGCTCCTACTGGGTCGAGCATGAGGGCCGAAAAGTGCTGAAGTCCGTTGTTAGATCCATCCATCTGGATTGGCAGTTGGGACTTAAAGCCTTTCTTGTTCATGGTGTAACGCTCCCACTCCATGCAGAATGCTAGGAACTGAAAGGGCTTATCAGCTTCGGTCCACCATTGCCACTCAAGCGGAGACTCGGCGGCTTTCACAATAATTCGCTCGTTCTCTTGCACCCACTTGTGTCTCTCTAAGAGGGAAACTTTGTCGTTGCCGTACATTCCTGCGCCGTGGGATGCAAACAGAAGTTCAGACTCCTTGGATCGGATCGGCAAACCTTGATGAAAAAGCAACAACGCCCTCGAAAAGTCTGGGCCTTGAGGTGACATCGGGGAGTAACTGGGGTATTTTCGGCCCCTGAAATCTGAATAATAAACGTAGTGAAATCCCTGAAACTCGTAGGCTCTTGCCGCTTGCATACAACGGACTAGGTGTAAGCGTATGGATCTGTTTGTCGCATTGAGTTCTCTAACCCTTCTGGCATGAAGCGAATACTCTTTCAGCACTTCCAACTCAGCCTCATTCATGTCCTTCTTTTTCTTGTTTTCGAGGAAAGGGCTATCTGGTGGCGTGACTTCCGGGCCGGGCAATCCACCTAGCTTTATGTCTTCTTCAAGGCAGTGCTGAATGAGTGCGGCAACCCTGTTGTTTACGGCCCACTTGGTTTTCTGCAAGGAATTTAGGCAGGCGTATTCTCTGTTCTGTTGAATCGCATTGGCATCTCTTAGATACCTAGATGAGTTGAGTTTAATCGCTGGGAACTTGAGAGCATCGGTGTAGTAACCGCCGTTGAAAACGCCTGTCCATTTTCTAGGTTCCTTAACTGCCGGTGGTGTCAGGCTCGACTTGCGGGTATCTTCTAGCAAGAGTTCTTTCATCCATTCCAATGCGCTTTCAGTCAGCCTTGCGTATTTGCGTAGTTTTGAAGCCGTGCCGACAACCGGGAACTCAACCAAGCCTGTTCGGATTCGGATACAGTGCGCCATAAGCTGACCCACTTCCTGCTTCGTCCTAAGATTCCAACTATCCCAGACAAGACCACCTAGTTTCTCGGCTTTAATTAAGTTTTTGCGCTTTGCGTCACGACTGTTTGCACGGCGTGTGTTGACTCGGCGGGTTGCATAATTAAGATTTTTGCTCTGGGCTTGGAACGCCTGCATCCTTGCGTGATCTTCGATGACTGCACCAATCCTTCGGCAGAACTGATCGTAGTAATGAGTTGTGCTTTGCGAAAGAAGATCAAGGGTAAGTTTAAAGGCAAGATAGGCCGCAGTTTCCGGGGTGATGTTATGATCTACAAGAAAGGGAGAAACTTTGGCAGGCAGACCGACCTTGGCTTTACGTCTTAGTCGCACTTCGTCTGCTACAACTCGAACCCCCTCTGCCATAACCTTACGGGCATCCCGATTGACAGAAGCGATCCCTTTTTGAGAATTCTTTACAGTGTTCTTGTGAAGCTTATTAATAGACTCCCGCCATGCGGCAGTTTCTATTCTTCTCTGGCGATTAATGAGTGTCTGCGATCTGGGAACCATTTCGTTTTTTTTCTGCAATTTCTTCGTAAGTCACTTCACCGGACCAGATAGATTGAGCAATTTTTAAAGGGACAGTGATTCTTCCCTCGTAAGTGATATTGTTTTTGTAAAATGCAACATAGCCCTTAGTGTTGCCCGGATTATTCTTCTTCCCCTTTGCCATTTTGTTACCTTTTTGGAAGGGCTTGCTGATCCCTTCTTCGTTCATTTTTATACATTTATTGCGAGAGTTTTCACGATTCAGGCAACCACATGATTTTGTGTTTTCTCTTTTAACATCATTCTCAAAAAGGATGACCAGTTTCCCGCATGAACACTGGTACAAGTTCCGTTTGCGAAAGCATTTATCTCCTGCTCGATATTTTCTGTCAGCATACCCTTGGTATGTAAGCCTTGATGCTTTTCCCATCAGCCACCTTCGCCCTATGTTGAAAGCTTATTGGTTAGCGATTTTTTTTCTGGGGAAAGAAATAGGAAAAACCCCAGTGGAGTTAAAGAGGAACAATCGCCTTGGACTGATGGGGAGAGCAAAGTCATGCGTTAATTAGTTGGTCGTAGATTTCACCAAGCTCGTTGCTGTCATCCGGGCCGAGTTCTGTGGCCCACTTCGATTCATTAAGTTGGTAAAATGCTCTAAGTCCTTCTTTGTCTTTGGCCCTTGCTTCCAACTGCTTGGTAGCAAGCTGAAGCCCTGAAAGATTGGAAGCCACTTCACCATCTTCACCCTCTGCTTCTAGCAACGGAGTGGATTTTTCCAATTTTTCGGATTCGTTTTTCTGATTTTTCTGATTTTTCGATTTCGGTTTACCAGATTGGCCCGAAAATTTTTCGTTTAACTTTTTGGTTTCTAAGGTTTCCTGTTCTTCGCCGTCCACATACTCCCAAGCATCTGCATCCAAGTCGTACTCAAACCCCGCCGATCCGTCTTCAGCTTTCAACGCCGCCAGTTCGATCTTGTCCATTTCAAGTGGCAGTATTTTCATTAAACTCTTAATAGCCGTTTTCTTTGCCATTGATTCGTAATCCGAAACCCACGGCCCACTTCTGCCGGCTTTGCTTTTGGCTTTGATCTCATCAATGCGCCATTTCGGTAGATACTCAAAAACAGGATCGCCTTTAGCCATGTTTGCCACGGCGTAAGCACCCATAAATTCGCCCTTTTCTGAGTTTATTAGATTTGGCACATGGGTAAGTTTTGGATTTAACCCAAACTCAACATCGAGCTTGTCGGTGCTGTAAACGCAATTAGCAGTTATTGAATTAACGTGTGGTGATTGGAGAGCAAGCTTGATTAGGCCCTTATAACCCGGGATGAGTTGGCATTTATCTCCGTAAGGAACCAAGTAAGCCAATCCCTGCACTGAGTTGGGTAGAAGCCCCAAGGAGCAGGCTTCCAAGGCCGCTTGAGCGATAGAGTTAAAAGTGCATTTCATGAGATTCGGTGATTTTTGAACCTCGGTCAGCACAGTTCTTATAACGTGGTCTTGATTAAAACCGCAGTAGCTCGGCAAAGCGTTTGCGAACTTCGGCTTCATATCATCTAATTTTACAACCAGTTCTTTTCCGTCCATTTAATTCTCCTTAAACGCCCACCTCGGCAGGCTTAGTTCGGTAATTTCTATTGGATAACCATCTACCCGTTCCAATTCAGGCGTTGCCTTCCAAAATGCGTATTTGGCAAGGTCTGACTTTGCCTGCAACCAACCTTCAGCAAGCGAACCCTCATCCAGAGTGTAAATAGCGACTTCGTAAGGTGGGGTTTTCTCAACGCAGACAAAAACAAAAGCTGGGTATTCGCCATGAATGCGATACCAACCTTCTCGATACCACGCCGCCTGAACGTGATAGCGATATTGAGCAACAGATTTAGCGAAAGATTCCGGGGAAGCATCTCTTGTTGTTTTTAAATCCACCAAAACATTGTTTTCAGCAGTCACAAAATCAGTTCGGGCTTTGCAAGTAACTTTATGAAACTGCCCCTCGACATAGACATCTTGCTCCCAGAAATATGAAACTTCAGCCCTGCCATTTTCAAAAAGCTTGCTCGCAGTCGGATGTGAGTAAACAGCGTTGTAGATGCTTTCGAGCCGGTAATACTGGTCTTCGTTTAATGGGGTTCGCCCTTTGTTTCTTAGCTCAAATGCTTCTGCTTCAAGCTTCCCTTCTTTAGTTCGGCGGTTAAATTTTGGTGATCTAACGTAATCCTTGTGGAATTTGTCAGTCTCTAAAACAATGCAATGCGCCGCAGACCCTTCAACCATGTCAGCCGTTGGTGGCTGAGAAGGGGCTTGCCAGTGGGCGATTGATTTTCGGATTCGGTCTAGGTCAGATTTGGATATTGCGGGGTAATCCCGGTAATCCTTGTTTTCCATATTTTCAATAATTTCAAACCAATCCTTGACAGC